TTGATCTGACATCATTGGCATCTCTGCACCGACCATTCTTAAGAAGCCTCCAACCGTTCTGTTTCCATAACGTTCTACCTCGGCTTCATATATTTCAGGTAGATATTGTTGTGCGAAGTCATTACCACCACCGCTGTTAAAATTTAAGTAGTTAGAACTTAAAGTAACTGGCTGAGCAGTAGGTATCAAACTTCCAAACTGAGGACTTAATACACCCATTTTAAATAGTTTTAATTGTTAAATTTACTTTTTTTAATTGTCAATTTTGAACTATCTACCCCGTCTATAGCACGAACTTTTAAACCTCCAATATAAATATCGCCAGTATTTGTTTTACGAGCTTCGTTAGATATATTCTTTGAATTATCTACAACGTTTTTTATACCATCAGATTTACCTTGTTCGTAAAAATGATTTACTATTTTGTCTATATTTTGAGCAGCATACATAGCTTTATGATAACCTTTCGTATCTTTAACATTACCTTCTTTATCCAAGAACCTCTCGACGAAGTTGTTTAAATTAGATTGATTTTCTGCAACCGCACTGGGATCCTTGACACCGTATCTATACTTCTTTTCTCCAACTTCGAAATCAAAACCTTTGAATTCATTAGAGAACATCTGTTTAGTGTTGTCAAGAAATTTTTTATGCTTTTGCGTAGCTATTTCTTGTTCATTATTATAGCGGTTGAAGAATTCCATAGCCTTTTGCTGTTCTTGTGTTACGCCGGGCCTCAACTTGATTTCGTCGTAATACTTTTGTTTTAAGCTTTCTAAATGGTTACGTGCTTCTGCAACTGCTTCTTTTTTAGCGAGTTTCTTTTTCTTGACGTCTCGCTCCTCGTCAATATCTGTATCATAACTAAACTCTTCTTCTATAACAAAATTTATTTCTTCATTATTTAAATGTGGTTTAGTATTTTTGTAATATTCTTTTAATAAAACATCTTCATTTACATTAGAATAATCATGGTTTAATCTTACATAATCTTCTACTGTACCACCAGTTTCTTCCATAAAATTAACCAGTTTTTCAATATTTTCTGGTAATTCTTTACCTGAAACCTCATCTATTTCTAGATTTTGTGGTTCTGTAGATGTTTCTACTTCTTCTTCTTCTTCTTTAACTTCGACAATAGGCGATTCGGATTTTTGTACTTGCACATCTTCCTTTGTATCGCTGACCCGTGTTTCTGTGTCCACTCCTTTGCTATCTCCGGATGGTTCGCCCACAGGTAATTCCTTTGTTTCACCGATTTGAATGGCATCGTCTTCTGTTTTAGTTAAATCAACCTTTATGGGTTCTTCTACTTTAGCATTAGCTTCTAATGAAGTGTCTACTTTAGATAGATCAACTTTAAAAGGTTTGTCTTCTGTTGTTTTAAATTGTTTAGGTTTAGATTTGACTTTCATATCTCCACCTTCTGATTTGACTTCTTGAGTCACCTCAGGTTTAGTTGTTTGTTTTTCTGACATAATATAATATTATAAAATTAATTAAATACTCGGTTGTACCCCCGAGTTTCTCTTTTCAAAATCTATAGGCATTAAATCATTGTTTCTTTGATCAATCATTTCACTTTGTTGTGTGCCTTCCATTTGAGTTCTTTTATCTTTACGATCTTCTATTCTATTTTCTTTTTCTTGCATAGCTTCTACCTCCATACGTTTCAACTCCATATCGTATTGATGTTGAATTTGCATTTCTTGTTGCTTTATTTGAGATTCAGCTTGTAATTTTTGTATATCAAAAGCAGATTTAGCTTTTTCAAATTCAACCTCTGCAGCTTTAAGAGCTTGTTGTTTTTGCATTTCTGCTTCAGCTTTAGCTTGATCTGCTGCAACTTTAGCTTGTTCTTGAGCTTGAGCTATTTGCATTTGGTTTTGTTGCTCTTGTTTAGCTTTCTTTTTACGTTTTTGCTTTAATACATCATTAGCAAGTTTAATATTCTTTATCCTTCTTATATCAATAGCATCTTCTAGATCAATACTTTGTTGTTGTAAAGCCATTTGTATATTATTTTCTAAAATAGCTTTATCTTCTTCGTCTGGTTCTAGTTCTAAGAATATACCAAAATCATGAAGATTTAAATTTTGTATTTCAGACAATGTTGCTGTATTATAAGTAGATATAGAATTTTTTAAAGAATTTAATGTTAAAGGAAACTTTAAAGAATCCGCGACTTTTAATGAGATATTTTCACATGTTCTTAATGTTAACCATAAACTTCCTTGCATTAAGTGTCTAGTTGCTGTATTAGAAGCATTAACTGCCATTTTTTGTAGACCAACTAAAGTATCTTGTTCAGGCATACTCCCATCTCTTGCTTCATTTAATCCGGTCACATCTCTTATCATTTGTAAATAATATTGATATGTTTGGATTAGACTGGCGATTTTTTGACCACCAGAAGATGTTTGTAATTCTTGAATAGGAACTTTACCAGGATTCATGTCTCCTTCTTGAGTTAATGATCTACCAACTATCGAACCAGTTTGGAAATACATATTTAATGCTTCAGCTGGATTATAATTAGTACCATTACCAAGATCAACTTCAGCAAGACCATCCATGTCTAAGAATACTCCATCTGGAACCATTCTAGCAATTACTTGTTGTAATTTTAAATGAGTTATTTGAATCATATCTGCAAACCCAGTTATTCTACTTACTATAGAATCAATACGTCCTTTATACATTCGAGGAGCACATAAAGTATAGCTCATTTCAACCTTAGTAGTATCGGCAAAAGGTCTTGTCATGTTCTCAGATAACTTCCATTCTATTAATTCATTATTGCCTAACACTTTCACTCCCGTATAAAGCACTTCTATTTTTCTAGAAACTTTTTTAAAGTTATCATTTTTTGGTGGATCAAAAGTATCTGGTTTTTCTAAAGCTTTTTCTAACCCTGTATCTGTTTCTTTTATTTTAAATACTTGTGTATTATATGTTTTATATTCAAAAAACATAACTTGAACAGTGTTTTGATCATAAGTTTGCCATCCATACAGTTGTTGGTTATTATAACCTTTAGTTTGTTGTATTTTTTCTAACTGATCTTCAGTTAAATAAGGAAATTGTTTAGCTATTTCTGGAATAGTTAAAGACTTAACTTCACCTACATAATATATATCTTCAAAATGTGGATCTTCTGAATAAGAGTATATTAAATTAGCAGGGTCTACATAGTCTAATGTAACTCCATTTGTAGGATTCCATTGTGTTTTTACAGCTCCAACACCTAAAGTTACTAAATCGTAATTAAATCTTTTTCTAATATTATCAAACCTATTTTTGTCTAAAGTATTATTAATTACCTCTTCATTAGCAATTTCAATAGCTTGTTTATAACTTAATTGCATATGAACTTCTAATTCTTCTTCACTTTCAGGTAATTTTTCTGGATCTGTTTGAAATTTATTTAAACCTAAAGTTTGATCTAAATGCATTAATTCTTGCTTAGCTAACATATCCTGCATAATAGCAGTAGCATAATCGGTTCTTTTCTTTAATGAAATTGGATCTTGTGCAAAAGCTTTTATTTCATAAAGTTTATTATTCATTCCATTCGCTACTATATCTACAAACTTTGAAACAACTGGAACAGGTTTCCAATCTAAATTAAGATAAGACATATCACCATTAATAGCAAGTTCATCTTTATATTTTTGAACTGGTTGTTCACCTCTAGCATATAATCTTAACGTGTGAAATCTATTATAAGACGTAGCAAATCTAGTTCCATTACCACCTTGTCTCCACCATTCACTTTCTATAGCTTGTGCAACACGTCTTCCATATTCCATAGAAGCTTTTTCAACATCTGGCACTACTTGGCTCGGAAAGGCACTATTTGGATTTGCGTATGTATTCATTTACTTAATTATTTTTGACACTATTCCTTTATTGTCATATTTTTTAATTCCTAAATCAACTGCTTCACGTTTTCTTCTGCTAACTGGAGCGTATCTATTTTTGTTACACGCCATTAAAGCTAATCCAGAACTGATAGAAGCATCATGTGTTGTTCTGTTGTTTATATCAAAAGAAGCCCAATCTTCTAGAGTACGTTGAAAATATACATCTCCGTATCCATCTCCATTGAAACCTACTTTTGTTTCTATATATGATTCAATTGCAGCAGCATGTGCTTGCTTAATATCTTCACTTGAGTTAGGTATTCCACCTATTTCTTTTTCTGTTACTGATAATTTAACCCAAAATTTATCTGGTCTATTCATCGCAAAACCTCTATATCCTCTTCTTTTAAAATGATATAAAAGTCTAGGTTTATTATTTTCCGCGAGTATTGGCATTCCATAAAACACACACGCCATTAAAACATCTTCAAAAAATATCTCAGCTGTTTGAGGTCTAGCAATATATTCTAAGAAAAAATGATCAGGAGGAGCATTTTCCATGCTAAACTTAGTTAAACCATGTAGAGATCCATTAGATCCTCTTTTATCTACTGTTCCTGATATATCGTATGGATCACATCCAAAAGCACCCATATGCTCATTACCAGGATATTTAACTCCATTTTTTTCTATATATCTATTTTGCATATAAGATTCTGGTAT